TCCGGCATTTGACACGCGCCCCCTCTCCGAAACCCGCAACCAACCCAACTCCACCACCACCACCACCACTACCATGGCCGCAACTCTCTATCGCTCATCCGCAGTTTCCACAGCAGAATATGGAACGCCGACCGTGTCGGGCTTAATCGTGACCTCATTTGGGGTCTCGGAGACAGCAGGACTAACCGAGGTAAAAGACGACCAGGGCGGCGTAGTCGCCGTCGCCGTCGCCGAGCCGATCCAAGAAATCTCGATCGAAGGAATGCGCACTGGCAGTTTCTCCGCTTCGGTCGGCAGCGCGCTGACCATCACGATGCCCGCCTCTGTCGATCTCGGCGCTACCACGATCGTGACTGGCCTGACCTCGAACTTCGCGGCGGAACAATTTGAGACCGTCTCTCTGACCGCCCGCTCCTACCAGACCACGATGACGGCTTCCTAAGCCCCAAGCCCGCACCCCGAGCCCGGAGCGGAGTGATTCACCGCTCCGGGCCTCCCACGACAAATGACGACAAAACCTCTCGCTGTTTTCAGCACCCGCGATCTCAAGCTCGCCACGATCCTCCTCACGCTCGGCTTCGAACCCGAGAACCCCGCTGCCCCCGCCACTCGCATCCGCCGCGACTCCGGCGACGAGACGACCGTCTTCCATTTCTTGGCCAACCATCCGACCTCCGGCCAGCAAGCCAACCAGGTCATGGAGTGGTTCCGCGATGCCGACATCTTCCTTGAAAAAAACCCAGAGCACCCCGTCGCCTACATCCTCGCCGCCCTCCGCAACCGCGACACGCTCGTCTCGGTGGTCAAAGCCACCCCGCGCCAACTCGTCTTTGAGCGAAACGGGAAAATCGTCTCGATCTCCGAAAACGCCACCGAAGCAGACAAAAAACGATTCGCAAAATTTCTATGAAAAAAAACAACGACAAATCCACCACGAACGAAACCCTCGAAACCGACGACGAAGTCCTGCGCGAGCAAGCCATGACCAGCGGCCCGCAGAAGCTCTCCCGCTGGGAACTCCGCCCCACCGCCGCGCTGGAAATCTCATGGATGCAGCGCAACAAAATCCTCACGACCGACATGGACATCATGTGGCGAGCGAGCGGCTTCGGCTTCATTCACGGAGCGCCCAAGGCCACCGTCCGCGCCGTCGTCAACGACTTCTCCCGCTTCGCCTCCGCCGTGGACGATTGGATGGAAAAACAATCTCCCAGCGCCCAAGAGATCGCCGACCTCCAAAGCCTCTGCCTCGAGCGCACGAACGAATACTTCGCATCCTACTCCAGCCAGCCCGGCGCGAAGGATTCGGCGGGAAACTAAACAGCCCCGGTTGGCTCGCGAGCTATGTCTACCGCATCGCCAAGATCACCGGCTGGGGCTTCCGCGAAATCCTCGAAGACCTCCCGTTCGCAGCGGGCCTTCAAATCCTCCACGCCGATGACTTCGCGCACGGCCGCAAGCGAGTCTGGGGCCGCAACAACCGAGCCACCGATTTTGACTCCCTCGCAGCCATAGAAGCCGCTTTCCAAAACCTCGATGCCTAAAGCCTCCGCTAGTCTAAATATCGTCGCCAGCGACTTCACCCGCGCCATGCGGGAGATGTCGAAGATCACCGGCGCGTCGTTTCAAGACATCATCCGCGCCGAGACCAAGAGCATCCTCGAGGCGGCGCTTAAGAAAACCCAAGCGGCCCAGGTCAAGCTTATCACGGCACGCGTTCAAGGCACCGTGGCCCGCACCTACAACGGCAAAACCTACCTCATGCCGGGGAGTGCCTCCGCGCCGAAAGGCTGGAAACTCCCCGATGCCATCTGGGCCGGGATTCAGAAGCAGATCAAAAGCAGTATTGCCAAACGCAAAGAAGCGCGCGGCCTCGCAAAAAAGAGCTGGATGCAAGTCGCCCAATCGCTCGGTATCTCGATAAGCGTCCCCGCCTATGTCGAGAAGGCCAAGACCACCGGCGGCGACTACCCGCAGAATGCCACCGGCACCGAAAAGACAGACGGCGCTGGCTTTTTCATAGAACTCACCAACTCCCGCACCTACACGCCGAGCGTGCGCGATGCCATCCGCGCCGCCATGCGCGGCCGCACGAATTTCTTTAAGAAAAACCTCCGCCTCGGAGTCTTCCAAAAAACCAGCGACATCGCCGCCAAATACCCTGGCATCAAAGCCACCGCATAACCATGGCCGAAGGATCCGCAATCACAGTCAAAATCGGAGCCGAGACCGACGGCATCGAGCAAGGGCTTCGCCAGATTCAAGGCTCGCTTAAGAATCTCGAATCCAACACCAAGAACTCGGCGGAGAGTTTCGGCCAATCTTTTGTTGGAATGGCTGGTGCCGTCGCCGTTGGCGAACTCGCCGTTAAAGCTTTTACCGGAGTGGTGAATGCCGGATTCGCCGCCGCCCGCAATGTGATCCAAGGCTTCGGGGAAGCCCTCGACCTCGGCGGCCGCCTCTCCGACCTCTCCGCCAGCACCGGCGAGACCGCAGGCAAGCTCCTCATCCTCGAGCGCGCCTTCGACAACTCCGGCATCGGTGCCGACAAAGTCGGATCTTCGATCGCCAAGATGCAGAAGAACATCGAAGACGCCCGCGATGGCTCCGGCACGGCCGCGAATGCCTTCGCCATGATGGGCGTGAAGGTCGAGGAACTCGAAGGCAAGCTCCCCACAGAGCAATTCAAAATCCTCTCCTCCGGCATCCAATCGATCGACGACCCCACCCAGCGCGCTGCCGCCGCCATGGGAGTCTTTGGCAAGAGCGGTGCCGAACTCCTCCCGCTCCTCACCAATCTCGACGGCAACCTCTCCGAAGCCCGCGACACCGTCGGCTCCATGGCGGAGATCATGGACCGCCGCAACGCCACCTTCGACGCCGTTTCAGACCGCTTCAAAACCATCGGTGAGAAAGTCCGCGACTTCGCCGCAGGCATCCTCGACAAAGCCCTCCCCGCCATCGACGCCATCACCACCGCGCTCTCCCGCATCGACGCCGCCAAGATCGGCCAAGACCTCGCCGACGCCTTCCTTGGTGGGCAGGATGCGATGAAGGGATTTCAGTCCGCTGTGGATGCCATCTCGGTCGGCGAAATCAGCCTCGCCTTCAAAGCCTTCTTTGAGTCCGCAAAGCTCCAAGTCATGCAGACCGGCAACTCGATCATCAACATTTTCTCTGCAGCTTTTGATACCGTCGCCGAAATCATCGCCAATGTCTTTCGATCCGATGGCCCCACGCTCATGGTAATCAAGTCCGCGTTCGATTTCGTCGCGGGCTATGTGAAAGAAAAAGTCGCCGGGTCACTCGCCGACACATTCGCAGGCATGGGGCCGATGTTTTCCGGCATGGCCGAAAGCCTCAAACAGAGCGCCGAGGCCGGAGCCACCTCCGCTGAACTCGCTCTCCAACGCATCCCCGTCGCCGCTGAACTCGCCGCCGAAGACATCGGCACTAATCTCGCGGGGAGCGTCGATCGTTTTAAGCAAAACCTCGCGGACGCCAACACCGAGTTTTTCAACACCGGAGACCAAGCCAAAAAAGTCGCCGACATCGAGGCAGAAATCGCCACGCGAGTCGCCGCCACAAACGAACAACGCGCCGCCACCACCGCTCAAACCGAAGCCGAACTCGCCAAGCGCGCCGAAATCCGCGCAGAAGCCGAAGCCGCCGCCGAGGTTGAAAAAGCCAACGCCCTCGCGCTCGTCGAATACGAGACTGCCATCAACGAAGCTAAAGCCGCCGGGAACGAGGAATTGGTCAAGACCCTCGAAAACGAAAAGAAGCGCCTCGAGGACCAGCAGGAGATCGCCAAGCTCACCGAGGAATACCAATCCAAGCTCAAACTCAATGCCGACGAAGCAGGCCGCCTCGCCACGAATTTCGTCAACGCCAAATCCGCCGCCGCCGCCATCGGCGACCGAAGCGCCATCGTCACGATCACGACCAAAGTGGACGACACCCGATGGAAAGACCTCCTCGCCGAAATCTCTGCCAACTCCAACCCGAAGGCCATCGCTGTCGCTATGGAAGTGACCGGCAAAGACAACCTCAACGAAGCCTTCGCCACCCTCCAGAACATGGAAACGATCAACAAGAACTTCCAAGCGAGCTTTGAAACGATCGGAGCGCGCAGCCTCGAGGAGGTCAAAGCCAACCTCGAAGGCATCCCAACCGAGGCGCAGAAACAACTCGCTCTCCAGATCACCGGCGAGACAGACATTGATCGCGCCAAGAGCAAGCTCGACAGCTTTGCCGGAACCAAGACCGCCAAGGCCCTCCTCGAGACGCAAGGTTTCGAAAAGATGGATGAACTCAAAGCCGCCCTCAACGGCGTCGTCGGCGAGAAGCGCACCAAGATGATCGTGGAATCCCTCGGCGTGAAAGATGCCGAAGCCGCCAAGGAAGCCCTCAACGCCATCCTTAAAAACAACGGCAAAAAAGCCACCGTCACCGCCGACGCCGACACCAAGCCTGCTGAGAAGAAAATCGAAGAACTCTCGAAAAAGACCGCCAAAGTCCCCCTCGACGCCGACACCGCCCCGCTCAAAACCTCCCTAGATAAATTCACCAGCACCGCCCAAAAGCTCACCCTCGATGCCGGCGACGCGATCAAAACGATCCGCGCCGAACTCGAGAAGCCCATCAAGCTCGACCTCTCCGGCGCGACCGGCTCCGGCGGCTCGGGAGACAATTCCCCCGGCGGCCTCACCGGCCTCGTCGGCGACATCAAAAACCTCCTCACCACCTTGAGCAACAAACTCCCAACGCACGCTCTGGCATGACCCTCTACTCGGCAAATAACCAACAACTCTTCCTCCAAAGCGTAAACGAACAGCGCAACCTCGGCGGACTTTTTTCCGCCACGGCCGAGTGGATCCGCCCTGTCGGCTCCGAAGAGTTGCCCACATCGATCCCTACCAGCCTCGGCGAAATCGAGATTTTTCCCGAGCCCGTGGTCTCTGTAGGCACGGATGGATTCGAGCGGATCACCGCGACAGGCTACGACATCTGGGACCAGAGCACTTTTGTCCAAAAAAATTACCAAGTTGGAGCTATCGAAGTAAAAATCACCTCATGGTCGCCTGCCCCAAATCCAGTGTCGCGTGACGACGCCATTGCATCCATGCAAACTTTTCTCTCCGCCGCGAGCAATCCCGGAAGTCCGGAAGAAATAATTCTCGGGCAACTTGGGTTCTCTACCGAGAGTCTTAGTGGTGACGATTTATCGAAATTGAGAGCTTTATACACAGCCATTATCAACGCACAGGATGGATTAAATTATTCGACAATAATTTTCGGACTGAGCAAAATTGATCTCGGCATTGTCGCAAATTTAAATTACCAAGAAACAATTTATCAGCCTTCTGTAAGAAACAGCACCTTTGAAGGTTACATTTTTGAAGTTGCTTATTTAAAAAAAATGCGACCCAAAGGCAGCAGCTCAGTGCCAACCGCCCCGGAATTATTTGTCAGAAACCAAAGCGGTGAAATCATTTCAGTTTTTTCGCCGCCGTCCGATCCTTCTCTTTCAGGTCAAATATCCAAGCAAATACGAATAACAAATATCAATATAAATAATTTCGGTTCCGTTGAAGAGGTCGAGGTGGTTTATTCAATAACAAAAGCCACCGTTGCAGTCGCATATCCGCAACAATGAGCCAGAACCCCCCGCTGAGTTTCGATGCACTGGCGAAGACCGCGCCGAACCCTGCAAGTGGTGGCTATCCCTACTCGTTGAAAGGAAACGACCTCGACAAAAACTTCGTATTTGCCACGGAGGATTTTTCCGCCGACCATTTCGAGGTCACCACCACCACCGGCATCGGAGGACACCAGCAACGCAAAGTCGCCCTTAAGTATCCACTCCCTGACCTCCCCACAACCGGCACCTATGTCCTCGGCGCGGTGGATGGCGCGCTCACCTGGCTCGCCACAGAGGAATGCTAATGCGAAACCGGAAATTTTTCACCACGGAGAGCACGGAGATCACGGAGGATTTGAAATGATCCCAGCCCAGCTATGTGCCTTCCTCTCCGTGTCCTCTGTGTCCTCTGTGGTTAAATTCCTATGACACTCGGCCGCACATCCTCTGGAGCCATCAAAATCAAAACCGACGGCGGCCTCCGCGCCGTCGAGTGCGCGTGTTGTGGGGGGTGTGAGTGTGTGAGCGTCGCAGGTGTGCTAATTAACGGAGTTCCGCTGAGTGATATTTTGGACGCAGCGACTACGGGAACGGTGACATTTAATTCTTACAACCCTCCAGGCGGTTGGCCGACATCAGACTGGATTCAAAACTCTAACGGCTGGCAGGTATTGTTTGAATATTCGGAAATTGCTCAACTCACTTGGGATTCTACGGCAAAAACCCTCTGCGGCGTCGGCGATAATGCTTTCGATGTTTGGCAATTTGGCCCGACCGATGGGTGCTGCTTTCCCAGTGCATCCTGCTCAGAGACGACGGTGTCTGTAAACGGCCACGCCTTTTCGGCAAATTGGGTTTCTTATGGCGGCTCGAACCCAGCCCCCTCATTTTCATTTTCGTGAATCTCCCAGCGCACATTATCGAATTCCGCAAAAACGCACTGGCGAGATTCGGCCAAGCCGCCAACCGCTTCGCCCGCTCCGGCTTCGCCACAACCCCGCCCGAAATCCTCGCCGAGCGCGAAGCCACCTGCCGCGCCTGCCCTGAATGGGACGCCGCCGCGCTGAACTCCACCGGCCGCTGCCGCAAATGCGGGTGCTCCACCTGGGCAAAGCTCCGCATGGCCACCGAGCGCTGCCCGCTCGGCAAATGGGAAGCCGTCGAGCCTTTGACAGCGCGCCAAGAGCAGCGCGCCGAATGAAATTTCACATCGATATAAACACCCGCCGCTTCGTCCGCTCGGCGGCGGCGGCGATCCCGCTCGAGACGCTATTCTTCAAGCGCCGCGATACCTTTGAGGTCGAGGTCGTCTTCGTGGACCGCAGCGGAATCGTGCCTACACCCGCAGGCACCACCTTCCTCGCTGGCATCAAATCCTCCTTCGGCGGCGACTTCCTCGCTCTCACGAATTCCGCAGGCGTGCTGGATCTCCACACCACCGGAGTCGAAGCGCTCTTCGCCGCCGAGCCGGAAAAAGTCAGCGCCTATTTCGAGATCAAATCGACCACGATCGGCGAGGAAACCCGCACGCACACGCTGCAAATCGATCTGCAAAATGCCGTGATCCTCGGCGACGAGGGCGTCCCCGCCGACTCCCCAAGCCTCAAAGCCTCCCAAGCCGATGCCCAAGCAGGCATCTCAAATGACAAATGGATGACACCCCTACGCACCGCCGAGGCCATCGCTGCCCTGGCGACCGGCGGAGGGGGAGGCGGCGTGGCCGTGACCTGGAGCACGCTCACCGGCAAGCCCAGCACATTCACGCCATCCGCGCACACCCACGCATTCTCAGACATCACCGGCAAGCCAGCAACATTCGCACCCTCCGCACACTCTCACGATTACAGCGAGATCACCGGCAAGCCCTCCACATTCCCCCCCTCTGCGCACACCCACTCGATCGCTGACACCACGGGCCTCGCCGAGGCGCTCGCGGCCAAGCAACCTCTCGGGAACTACGCCGCGACCTCGCACACCCACTCCGCCGCCGACCTCACCAGCGGCACGATCGATCCCGCCCGCCTGCCCGTGCTGCCCAGCTCGATCCAAGTCGTTTCGTCGAGCACGATCCCGAACCTCACTCAAGCCGAGCAAGACCAGATCGTCGCCGGGGCCGTCGTTACCACCTCCGATGGCGGTCGCTACATTTACCGAGCCGGCGCAAAGACAAATCTCGACTCCTATGTGAAGCTGGCAGACCTCACGCCCGATTGGTCGGTGATCACGAATAAGCCTACCACATTCACCCCGGCCACGCACCAGCACACGATTTCCGAGACCACCGGCCTGCAAGCCGCGCTCGATGGCAAGCAACCCACGGGATCCTACGCCACAGCCGCGCAGGGCGCACTCGCCGACAGCGCTAGCCAGCCAGGCCACACGCACAGCACCAGCCAGATCACCGGCCTCGACACCTCCCTCGCCTCCAAAATCTCCGGCACCGGAGTCACCTCGCTTGAGGTCGTCCAAAGCCTCCCCGCCACGCTTGTCCCGACCACCTTCTACATCCTAATCCCGAGCGGCGCGACGGCTGCGACCTCGGTGCAGCTCGGCAGCATCCCGCTCTTCACCGGCTCGGGAGGCGGTCAAGACATCGTGACTTCTGGGCTCATGCTACACCTCGATGCGGGGAATACCTCCTCCTACTCCGGCAGCGGCACGATTTGGAGTGACATATCGCCAAATGGCTACACGGCCACACTCGTGAATGGAGCTGGATTCAACTCAACTCAAGGCGGCTCGATTACATTCGATGGCGTGAATGATTATGTGTCCACGGATTTTTCGCCATACCTCACGGATTTTACTTACATGCTCTGGATCCGCCCCGCATCGACTGGCGGCAGTGCTTGGGCTGGAGCCATCGATCAAGGCGGAAAAAGGATTTTTGCGAGGGAGCAACTCGCGCCAAACTGGTTTGCATTGCCAAGCGGGAATAATCCCAACCTTTTAAAGCTATCAAATGTCCCGCTGGATGCGTGGAGCTGCATCATCATTTCGCGCCAAAGCGAAATGTGGTCTATGAGCATCAATGGCCCAACAAACAAAACGAGCTACCAATACGGCAGCGCGGCCGTGACAGGGCAGCTAATTCTCGGAGTTTATCAAAACGCATTTTTTTCTGGCAGAATGGGGATTCTTAAAATCTACAACCGCGCCCTCAGCGATGCGGAGATCCAGCAAAATTACGACGCCCGCAAATCCCGCTTCGGCATCTAGCCAAGCCGCTCCCTAAAAGACTCGGAGGCTTTTTTTGACACGCCGCGACGGGCAGCGGCATGAAACTTTTCCTCGATCGTAAAAAGCGCGAGTTCGTGAAATCCACGACCTCGAATGTCGCGCTCGAGTATTTGGTGCTAAAACGCCGCGACCTCGTTCCGCTCGAGTTCATCTTCGTCGAGAACGGCGCAGCCGTCACGCTCCCCACCGGCACCGAGATCAAGTGCGCGCTCAAGCTCGCTTTCACCGACGCTAATTTCCTCGCGCTCGCCACTGGAGCCTCGCCCACGCTTGATCTCAATACGGTCCCGCTCGAAGCAGCCTTCTCCACCGGGGCGGCCTCACTCCAAGCCCTTATCGAAGTGCGCTGGCTCGTGCCTGGCGAAACCCTCCGCACCGCCACGCTCAAAGCCGAGGTGCAGAATTCCGTCATCCTCGGCACCGAGGGCACCCCGCAGGCCATGCCCGATGGAAAAGCCTCGCAGGCCGAAGCCGAGGCAGGAACCGACAACACCAAGTGGATGACCCCGCTCCGCACCGCGCAGGCCATCGCCGAACTCGCCCCGCCGCCGACTTGGCAGAGCATCACAGGCAAGCCAACCGAGTTCCCGCCCGAAGTCCACACCCACGACGCCACCGAGATCACTGGCCTGTCCTCTTTCATCGTCGCCAGCGCCCCGAGCCTCTCGATCAACGCCACCGTCCGCATCGGCGATGGCGTGAGCGTCACCTTCCCGATCGACGGCCTCGTCAGCAGCGACCCCGAGCATGTTCTCGTGGCTTTGAACGGCGTCACGCAAACCCCCGGCACCGACTACCTCGTTTCAGAAGCCACAGGCACCATCACATTCGACGCCGCGCCCGCCGCCGGAATGCAAATCTCCTGCACCGCCCTCGGCCTCCGCACCGTCCAGCCCCCGCTCGATCCCACGCTTTACCTCTTCGCCTTCGACCAATCCACTGACGGCCTCACCACCTACAGCGGCCGCCTGCTCAATGCCGACCGCCCCGCCGCGCCAGCACTCCCCGAGACCGCGACAACCTGGACCATCCGCCGCAGCACCCTCTCCGCCGCCGGTCGCGTGCTCGCCACCGCAGAAGCCGTCGGATCGTGGGCTAACCGGGAGACCCTCGTCTACGCATGACAACGATCACCGAATCCAACCTCACGCAGACGCTCGACCTCTCCGGATTCGACCTCACGCTCCCGCCGATGGTCTTGGAGTATCCAACGCGCTCGAATTTCCCGAGCGTCGGGAAAGCCGACCGCCTGTATATGGCAATGGACGAAGGGATGCCCTACCGCTGGAGCCCCGCCGCGAGCGCCTACGGCCTTATTATCCCCGTCATCGACGCGGGTAACTTTTGACAACTCACCACCCACGAACAGCCCGACCAACCACCACACCTAAAAAAATCCAATGGCAAACCCTATCATTCGCATCAAACGCGGTTCCGGCGCTCCGATCAGTCTTCAGACTGGCGAGTTGGCAATGGACCTTCAAAATTCCTCACTTTTTGTGGGGACAGCAAACGGCCCAGTCGCAATCGGCGGAAGCCACACATTCGCAACAAAGACCTATGTAGACACTGCCGTCAGCGCCGAAGAAACCGCGCGCATCGCAGCTGACAACACCATTTCCGGCAACCTCGCCACCGAGATCAGCGACCGTCAGGCCGCTGTCAGCGCCGAGGAATCCGCCCGCATTTCTGGCGACAACGCCCTCGATGCGAAGATCACCACGGAAAAAGGCCGCATCGATGCGATCCTCTCTGCCGCCGATGCGGATAAGGACAGCTTTGCCGAGATCGTCAGCTTGATCAATTCGGTGGACACTGCCAACGACTCCGCTTTCGCTGGCTATGTCACCTCAAACAACGCCGCGCTCGCTCAAGAAGTCAGCGACCGCACCGCTGGCGACACCGCCCTCGGCCTGCGCATTGATGGCGTCGAGACCGCCGCGACCGCATTGACCGGCCGGGTTTCCGCCGCCGAGCAAGACATCATCGATGAAGAGTCGGCGCGCCAGAGCGCGGACACGACCTTGCAAAACAACATCGATGCCGAGGCGCTCGCACGCTCCACAGCCGATACCTCGCTGTCGAACCGCGTCACCACGCTCGAAGGCTACAACGCCAGCACTCGCCTCACCGACCTCGAGGCCGATGTGGCCGACCACGAGACTCGCATCACTGCCCTCGAGACCACCATCGATGGCGGCGTTTACTAGTCCCTAACCCAACCAACCCCGGCGGGGCGCTCACATAGCGCCTCGCCACGCGGGGGGTGAATCCCGCGAAAACAAAACCCCGCCACATGGCCACCCAAATCATCCCCAAGCTCAGCACGGTCCCCGGCAAAGTGCCCACCGCCGAGCAACTCGCCGCCGGAGGCATCTCGATCAACCACGCCGACCGGAAGATTTTCGCCAAGCACCCGAACGGCACCGTCTACCAACTCTCCGGCTCCTCGATCGGCGATACCGCCCCCACCAACCCCGGCTCCGGCCAAATCTGGGTCGATACCACCACACTCCGCCTCTTCGTCTGGCACGACGACGCGTGGGTGGAGTTAAGCCAATCCTATCTCGGCACCCGCGAAGCCCGCAGCGAATGGGCATCGCCATACCATTACCTCGGCTTCGCCACCTCTGGCACCGCGGAATCCGCGACCACCTGGACCATCACCCGCACCACGATTTCCGCCTCCGGCGAAATCACCGCCGAGCAATCCGCCGTCGGCGCGTGGTCAAACAAAACCAACCTCCAATTTTCTTAACCTCAAAAACCCACCACCATGACAGCCACCACTCCCACCATCATCGATTCAAATTCCTATCCGCTCTATTCGCTGAATTTGGCGATCACCGGCTTCTACAAGCCCACCGGCCAGCCAGATGCAAATGTCGCCATGTCGCTCATTCCGACACGCATCGAAGACGGTGTGGTCGAGCAAGCAGGCATGGAACACCGCAAAGCCGTGGTCCTCGGCTCGCTCTCGCAGGCCAGTGCTGAGGAGCAGCAAGCCATCGGCGCGATCCAAGCCGCCCTCCAAGCCTACCTCCAAGCAAAAGGACTCTAAGCCATGGCGACCTATTACGCTCGAAAAGCGGGGAACATCAACGCCGCTGATGTCTGGGCCACCACGCCCGCTGGAACGGCCTCGGCTGTCACATTCGCTTCCGGCGATGTGCTCATGGCAAATTCCTTCACAATTACCATCAATGTGTCCGTCGATCTTGGCGGAACTGGTCAGATTCGCAACGATGCAACTGGCGGAGCTACAGCGGGCGGGTCATTTACAATGAGCGATGGAGTCACTTTAACAGCAAATGTTTATGGAGGAACCACAAGCGTGGCCACATTGACAGCAAACCCAACGGCATCCCAATTTATCGTCGGAAATCTATATGGTGGCGCGGGCGGATCTGCATCCGCACATGCAATAACTAACACATCAAATACTGGCACATTGACAATAACTGGAAACCTAATTGGTGGAGCTGGATTATCAACAGGCACTTGTGCGTTAAATATGTCATCCGCGAATGTTGTTGTCAGCGGAAATGTCACAGGCGCGTCTAACACTTCATTTGGCGGTGGTGAGGGAATCCGAATGACTGGAGCAGGTAGCTGCACCATTACCGGCAATGTGACCGGTGGGGCTCATGCCACAAACTATGGCGTTCGAGTAACGGGCGCTGGAAACATCACGGTTGTCGGCCAAGCCATCGGTGGCGTTGCGGCCTCTGCCATCAACAACGAATCGACGGGTCAAGTCACCGTAACCCGTGCAGTGGGGAATGGATTTGGAGGAGGCTCTGTTGGGTTGTCTGCAGCGGTCGGCGTCAGCAATGTGGCGAGTCAATCGTCGATTACCATCGTCGAGCAAATCGAATTTGGAACCCTTGGCCAAAGCCCAGTCAATGGCCGCATCCGCTTGAAAAAAGCCAATACGAATGTCGCCGTATTTAACTACTGCGACACCGCAGGCGCGAAAACCCTCATCGACGCCACGCAGAACGCCGCGATGCCAGCCGCCACCGATGTCCGCCTCGGCGTGAGCTACGCGAGCGGAGCGCAGACCGGCTCCTGTGCCGTGCCAGCCGCTTCGTCGGTGGCAAGCGGAGTTCCCGTTGATTCGGGATTTGGAACAGCAGTTCTGACTGCCGCCGATGTCCAATCCGCTCTCACCGCGCAAGGTCTCACCACCGCCCGCGCTGGCGCTCTGGACAACCTCGATGCAACCGTTTCAAGCAGGCTCGCGCCAAACGGCACGCTTGCCACGGTCACAACTCTCACCAACGCGCCAACGGTGCCGAGCGCCGCTTCAATCCGTGCTGAAATAGACAGCAACAGCACCCAGCTTGCAGCAATCAAAGCAAAAACAGACAATCTCCCTGCTTCACCCGCTGCCGTTTCGGACATCCCGACCGCCTCGCAGATCAGCGCAGCCGTCGAAGGCTCGCTCCTCAACGAGAACGACGGCCAAGCCGTGCTCAACGCCATCGTCGGAGCCATCGGAAACACCAACCTCTCGGAAGTTTCGCTGGTCGCCGCCGTCCGCGCCGACCTTGAGCGCAGCGGCGGAAAGCTCGACAGCATCCCAACCACAGCCGCACCGACAGCAGCGCAAAACGCCACTGCGGTCTGGGGAGCTGCAACCAAGGAGATCACAGGCGGCACGGTCACCAACCTCACCAACGCCCCGGCAAGCGTCACGCCAACTGACATCTGGTCGCACGCCACCCGCACGCTCACTAGCGCCAGCGGCCCGACAGCCATCGAGATTCGCCAGGAGATCGACAGCAACTCGACTCAACTTTCGGCGATCAAAGCGAAGACCGATGCGCTGCCGAGCGATCCTGCCGACCAAAGCCTCCTCGAAGCTGCCATCGCCGGAGTCACTGCGCCGTCCGCCAGCACGGTGGCAGCAGCCGTGCGTTCCGAGCTTACCGCCGAACTCGCCAAAGTCTCGGCCCTTAACACCGACCGCCTCGCGAATGTCGCCACCACGGCCATCGTCGGCAACCTCATCGCTCAGGCGCAATCATGATCGACTTCCCCGCTTCGCCCACGCTCAACCAGATCCACACCGCCGCCGGGCGATCCTGGCGGTGGAACGGCACCGTGTGGGAAGGCATCAGCTCGAGCGGCGGTGGCGGAGTCACCAGCTACAACGACCTCACCGACAAGCCCACCCTCGGCACCGCGGCGGCGACGAACGCCACCGACTACGCCACGGCCGCGCAGGGAGCCAACGCGATCGCCAAGAACACCTCCGACGCCACCCCCGTCAATTCGATCCGCGCCATCACGCAGGCTGAATACGACGCCATCACGACCAAAGACGGCAACACCATTTATTTCATCAAGCAATAATGCCAACATTCATTAAAGCATATCTTGGGACAACGCCGCTTTTTAAAGAGCAGGGGTTCGCGTTTATTGAGGGGACTGACGCCGGGGGTGGAGTTCAATCACTCGCCACCGAGCTTAAACATTCCTCAGGAACGCTCACGATTTTTGGGAATGTCTCCTCGACAAAAGACTTTCACATTTGCGAGGGGAGTTCGGCTGCGCCAGCGAATTGCATAATCACCGGAACGCTCACTCAAACGAATGTGGGGCCGCAAGGAGGGCCACGAGGCTTTACCATCGCGCAAAGCGCCAACCATGTGGGGACGCTCACAATCAACGGCGCAACGATCTCGCTCTTTAGTGGAGCGATGATCGGCGACAATCAATCAACCGGCGCAGTCGGCGCGATCACTCTTAACAGCGGAACATTTGCAATGAACGGGGGCTTTTGGTTTTCGGGGCCAAATAATTCATTCACCCTGAATAATGGAACCGCGACGATGACAAATTGCTACATCGGCGGCGGTGGCAATGGAACGACCAATCCGAACACCGTCTCAACCATCACCATCAACGGCGGCACTTTTAACATTTCACAACCCGTCGCCCTCAATCAATCGAACATGATTTTTGGCGTCTCCACCGCCGGAGTCTCATCGACCAACACCGTAAATCTCAACGGCGGCACGATTAAGCACAATCATTTTTCCGCAAATACCCCCGCCTCTGGCAGAACGATAACGAACACGATCAACTTCAACGGAGGCGCGCTGGAATTAGACAAAGGCGCAAGCCGCGCCTTCCCCCTTAACGCGCCCGTTGGAGTGACTTGGAATCTTATCGTTAAAAATGGGGGCGCGATCATTTCAGTCGTTACTGGCACGACCATGACCATGGCCATTGCGTTTTCAAATGACGGCACAAACGGCGGCCTGACAAAAGTTGGCCCTGGCACGCTGGATCTTGGCAGCCTGGCGCATTCCTACAACGGCACGACGACCATTTCGGCAGGGACTTTGACTTCAACAAAAACAGTGAATGGCGTCGCTGCTACCGCCTCATTTACCAGCACCGCGCTCACCGTGAATTTCGCCGGAGTCACCCCGACTTCTGGGGCGCAGTATAAGTTTTTGCCTGGCTCAACCGCAAACACGGGGCTGACAATCTCTCTGACCAACGCAGGCGGAAAGACCGGAACCTACAACTACTCAACCTCCACCCTCACCATCAACTGATGACACTCACACCCAACTGGACCATCTCCGACCTCGGCCCCTGGCAGCTAATATACAACGATTCCGCCATCATCTCACTCGCGCCCGTCGAAGGAATCACCAGCACCCAAGGCACCCTCTTCGTCGGCACCGAAGCCGAGTGCCGCGCCGAAGCCCTCCGCATCGGCCTCCCATGGGCCGCCGAACCCGCTGATGCCAGCGCCGAGATTTTGCCAGAGCCCGATTTGACTTCATCGGAGAACTAGAATGGAACGCCGCCTCGATTGGATCGTCAAACTCGCCACCCCCATCGGCGTCATCATCATGCTCGTCCTCCAGAGCCAATTCGTCACCCGCGCCGAATTTTTGCGCACCACGGAAAATGCGGACACACGCCTCGCCAAGATCGAAGCCGTCCTCATCCGCATGGAAGCCAACGCCGAGACAGACAAGCGCCACGACCAACTCCTCAGCGACCACGAAGCGCGCATACGAACCATCGAGCGGAAGCCGCTTTGACATCACCCGTTAGTCGATGAAAGCCTTCTTCTACCTCCTCGACCGACTCTCCGAGAACTCCACCTGGCGCGGCCTCATCCTCGTCGCCACCGCCCTCGGAGTCCGCATGGAGCCCGACCTGCAAAACCAGATCGTCGCCGCCGGTCTCGGCCTCGTCGGCGTGATCAATGTCCTCCGCAAAGGATGATCAACCCGCCCCGCGTCGCCGCCGCGATGGTCATCCTTGGGTGGCTCTGCCTCGCCATGGCCTTCTTGACCTCGTGTGTGGCCGTGCCAGTTCCTCCCTTTGGAGACCGCGTCGGTGAAGCCGGAACGCTGCACATCCGCACCAGCGTCCGCTTCGAGCCGCGCCTCAGCGACTCAGAGGCCAACAACCGAGACCTCTGGGCCGCCCTCGGCGAATTCCAAAAATCCATCCCCGCGCTGAAAGACAAATGATCAGCCTCCTCGCCCGCTTCTTCATGCTCCCCAAGCCGCAGGTATCCCCCGCGCCACAGCCCGAGCCGAAGCCCGCGAAGCCCGCCAAAACCTCAGGCACGATCAAGCCTGAGCCGAAATTTTATCAGCAGACGAACAAGCGCACGCCAAACATCTCAGCGGGCCGCGTCATCAAGCCGACGCATGTGATTTTGCACCACACCAGCGGAGCCTATGCCGGAAGCGTCTCGTGGTGCATGGATCCGGTCAGCAAAGTCTCGTATAATTGTATTATCGCGCGAAACGGCAAGCGCACCGTCCTCGCCCTCCCAACCCAGCGCACATGGCACGCCGGTGTCAGCTCGTGGCAAGGCCGCAAAGACGCTAACTCATGGAGCGTCGGCATGGCATGGGAAGGCGACACCTACACCACGCCCCTCTCCGAAGACGCCCTCCTCAGCGCCGTGGAATACCTCCTCCCCATCCTCCGCGAAAACAACATCCCATTGGCCAACATCCTCCGCCACGCCGATGTCGCCCCCGGCCGGAAAGACGACTGCTCCCCCGCCGCCCACGCCGCCCTGCTCGCCGCCCTCAACCGGGTGCTCTGATATGGCCAAGAAACCCGCCCCGCCAAAAGACCGCGAGGCTGTCCTGCTCCAAGCCCGCGCGCTCCTGGCCGAGCACTTTGAGCACGGCGTCTGCGTCGTCTCATGGGATGCCGAAGGAACCACCTACCATTCCGAATTTAAATTTGGCAACGACTACGCCGCAAAATCCCTAGCCAACGACGCCTCGGAAATCCTCTGGCCTTTTGAGGACGAGGAAGAAGAAGACGAGGAGGAAGAAGAAGCGTGAAAGCCACGCTCGAATTCACCCTCCCCGAAGAACGCACCGAGCACATCTGCGCGGTCAAGGGCATGGACACGATTTTAATAATCGACGACCTCCTTCAAGAAATCCGCTCGTTCCTTAAACATGGCGCGGGCGAATTTAAGTCCTGGCGAGACGACGAAGGCCGCGAGTGCAAAGCCTGCCCGGACACGCTCGAAAAAGTCCGCTCCTACATTTGGGAGTTGAGAAAAGACAACGAGATTCCCGACCTCCCATGACACCTATCAAAAAATGGAAAAAGTGGATGGCCGTCGGGTGCTCGCACGGCGAACTGATCGACCCCGAAGCCCGCGCCGCTGTGCTGAAATTCAAGGCAGCATGGAAGCCCCAGACCACGATCCACCTCGGCGACTTCATCGATCTCTCCGCCTTCCGCGCCGGAGCCGTGCGCGACAGCAACGACTCCGACCACGCCGCCGATGTCGCCGGGGACCTCTCCGCAGGAATCGAGTTTCTCCACGAACTCCGCCCGCAGCACATCCTGTGCGGCAACCACGAGGCGCGGCTCTGGAAATTTCGCAGTAGCCCCAACGCCCTTCTCGCCTACGCCGCCAACTTGACCATCGCCAAGATCGAGGAAAGCGCAAAGTCCCTAAAAGCCACACTCACCCCCTACGGCATTCGCGAATACCAAATGCTCGGCGGGACGAAATTCGTCCACGGCTCCATGTTCAATGTGTCCGCCATCCGCGACCACGCCGAGACCTACGGCAATGTCGTCATGGCCCACCTCCACCGCGTCGGCTGGGAGCGCGCCCGCAACATCGACGGCGCCAGCGGCTATTGCGTGGGAATGCTCGCCAACTTCGACATGCCCTACGCAAACCACCGCCGGGCGACTCTGGCTTGGTCTCAAGGCTTCGCCTACGGCCACTACTGCGACACATCCCTCACCGTGAATTTATGCGAACGCCGAAAAGGAAATCCCTGGCTTCTGCCGATCTGACATCCGCGTGGGAAGCCGTATTTGAAACCTCCCGCATCACGGATGCCGCTCCTCTCCGCGCCGCCGGATGGCGCACCGTCCGCGAAATCGCCGCCGACCTCGGCCTCAGCTACTCCGGGGCCTCCCGTATGCTTTCTGGGAAAGCCAGCAAGGGCCTGCTCGACCGCAGCACCCACAAAGTGGACGACGGCAAAGGCACCCCGCGCACGACGACCTTCTACCGCCCAAAGTCGGCAACAGCGCGCAACAAAAGCGCAACGCTTCTATAAATACTTGCAAAACAGCACGCAAATTTTGATTCGTAATCGATAGGTCACGGGTTCAAATCCCGTCGTCGGCTCCCCCCTTCTGAAGCCCCTCGAACCGCATAAACACTGGCTCGGCGGGCGTTTTTCTGTATCGCACGAAATGGATTGAAATGGCACGGCAAATGGTTGAAATTGCCCCCATGAGCGCAACAAGCGCAACACGGCGCAACAAGCCAGTTGTCACCATTCGCACGGCTACGGTGCGGGGGGAACCTCGATTCGTGGTTTTTTCGCGGATCAATGGCGTCGCCAAGCGGGAATTTTTTCGCACCCAGGCGGAGGCGCGGGTTCATCAGGCGGCACTCTTGGAGAAGCTGGAGACTCGCGGGACGGAGGCTTTCACCGGCCCGGCGGGAATGACGGTGGCGCAGGGGTGGCGGGAGTTCTGCCTGGCGCGGATGCCGAAGCTGAAGGATGGGAACCACCGGCGGCTCTTGGAGTGGTGGTGGGGGAAGTTCGTGGCGGAGTATGGCGCGAAGGAACTCCGCGACATCAAAGCGATTCACATCGATGCGTTTCTCTCGCGGCCGGG